CATAGTATCAGCCTCTTCTATTATGTCGTACAATTTAGTATTTTAATACATTTAATTCTACCATATAAGATGTTAAATTTACATATTTTTATAAAATTCAGTAGTCATTAGGTATTTTAACTCTAAGTGGTTTATTGAATTTGCAGATTTTTGTGTATTTCAAAATTAATATTTGCCGAATATTTGACGAAATAAAAAAAAGAGGGTAGCAATTAAGCTACCCTCTAACACGTTTAGTCTAATTCAATTAATCGGTGTAGTTCGCCGTTTACAAACCACATTTCACACGTTACGTTATCGCCATCTTTTAAAGTGGCCATATATAACCCCTCTTTGTTTGGTTGAATATCTTCTGCGAATTGATGTGTTTTTCCTTCAAATGTAAATACTTGTGCCATAATGTTTTCCCTTCAGTTATAAAGTAATACTTTCCAACTGTCAATTAACAGTTGATTGTTGCAATCCGTGCAACTCGGAGATAGTTAGATCACCATTCCTTCACTGTGTAAAGTGCGCTACCGCCCTCTAAATGTTGTCCGTTGAAATGTGTTAACACTTCAAACTTACCTGCTTGATACCCTATAGTTTCATAGGCTTTATTATCTATCAAAGTAACACCAGCTTTTATCTTGTGTCCTTTGTTTAGATTAATTTTGTACACATCGACTTTCTGTTCATCGGTGTTAGCAACTACCGCGGTTCTATCAGATTTTTCTGTTGCTGCTTTAGGTACATTAGGATTGCTATGTGCAATATCCTGTTTCACTTTTTCTGTAGCAACTTCAACTGTTGGTGCTTCTGTGTAATAAGTCGCTATCGGTTGAGTTCTTTCCTTTTTGGAAATAACTTGTTGTGCTTCCTGTTCGGTAACATGAATTGCTTTTGATAACTCTTGAGGTGATTTAGCCTGCTCTTGTGTAACAATAACAGGCTTTTCTAATTCTTTTTGTTTGTAATGATATATCAGCACACATACAATAGCGATAAAAACGCATAGGGCAATCGCTATGGCTATTTTGTAGTGTTCCTTGATAGTTTGTACCAACTTACTAATTAACATGGCTTACACCTCGTTTAATTCATTTTGTAGCATTTCTAGCGCTCTAAACTTTTCATCTGCAAAACGTTCATTCAAGTTATCACGCAATGCACTATTATTCCATTCCGTACTCATGCATACATCATAAATACAAGCGATTAAATCATAGTCGAACCGCTTATCATCAACGTATGATAAATTAGGCAATTCTAAATTTAAAGCCTTTTCCATTAGCTTTAATGCATCGTGGAACATATCAATGATATTACCTACACCATATTGTACTGTTCTACTCCATATAACATCTTTCAATGTATCCGAATGTTTATCTACATGGAATAGATTGTCTTGTAGTAGCTTACACGCTACATCGTAGTATTTAGCCTTGATGTAGTCATGTTGCATCTGTGCAAATCCCTGTCTATCAATCGTTCCGAGTTTTTTCCATTGGTCGATAAACTCATCACTATTGATTTCACCACTATCTACCAATGCTCTTGCGTAGTCTGTATAAAATCCACCTTGTCGTAGTCCCCAACCTAGAAATTCATCAACGCTACCGCAATTACTAGCTAATTGATATGTGCCGTAGGAAATACCGCCTGCATCATTAACCCCACTTGATACACAAGCAGGGTCTCCATTACTTTCATATACCGCACTCAAACTCCCTAATTCATTCATTTCTCTAACTCCTTTTTTTCAACACTACCCCCATTAATATATTGGGAACGCTTAACACTACCATTAGCACCAATATAACCGCTTAACGCACCGACTATTACACTTGCCAAATCCTTTTGTTCAAGATAAATAGTCATGATTAGTGCAGCGGATAATGCTATCAATGTTACGGTGTCCTCATAGTTAATCTTCATTTAATCGCTTCCTTTACCGATTTGACGAAATCAATCACCTGTTTAAATAGCCCTATCGCACGTTTGAACCACCTCGTTTCTACTAATTCGAGTTCTATCATGTTCTCTACACACGATGCCAATTCGATAAATATAGGTATCAAATACAACAATGTGCATAGGAATACATCAACACGGCCCAATACAGGTACTACTACATCAGGCAATGTTAATAGAATGAATGCCAATAAAAAAAGCCACGGATAGGATTTGACTAATTTCTTTGTCATATCCGCTCGTAGCTTGCCACTTACTAAAAATCGTTTATGATTTCCGTTAATTTCTACTGTAGCCCAACCTCTCCATAGGATAGCTAATACAGTATTTTTGATTGTAACTTCTCTATTTGTTGCTAGGTTGTAATTTCTTGCTTCAACCAGCACTCGTAATACTGTATCTATAAACACAAGAATAACTGTTGTGAATATAGCCAATGATATGCGTACCGCTTCACTCACATTAAACACCTCGTTAAATATTGGAATAAAGATTTCTACCACTATTCGTCTCCCTCGTCTCTTTCTGATAACACAAAACTTACGGAAATATTTGGCGGATTTCCGTCAAAACTTTTATCTCGTGTTATCCGTGAATTATTCCCTATTACAGTAAACGTTGCTTTTACATTGCGTTCTAAATCTACGATTACAGTTACAAACTCCCCTTGATTGTCTGATACATTAAATGTTGCTCTATCACTACCACCACGGCCAACATAAGTGCCAAGAAACAGATCGTAACTCCCTTTTGGCAAAAATAATGTTTTACGTTCTTGAGTTGTACCGCCGTTAAAAACAGGAAAAAACTTATGCGATTCTTGTTGCCCTCTAACTGGTGATGTTAATATTCCGTATTTGTTAGTGCCTATTTTTACAAACCCAATACTAATAGCATTAGTAACACTTTTCCCTTTCTCCCATAGCGTAGCGTAATATTTTTTGCCATCGGCTTTGATTTCTATATTTTTATCGCCTGCCACATTAAGGCTTTCTGTTAAATCAATTCTATCGGTTCCGAGTATCAATTGTTTAGCCATTAACCCCTACCTCTACTGTTCCTTTAGCACTCCACAACTGCAACTTACTATTTAACGATGTTTGTACTCTTCCCCAGCTACCCCATTTATTATTCATAAAAGTACGATGATAGGTTTCACCATTTAATGTATGTAGCGTGTGGTCAATTAATTTTCCCTCTCCAAAGTTAAATACAATTAACATACCTTGCTTATGTGAACGTGGTGGATTATTAGCACCGCCATCAAAATTGATTTCGTAGCACCCTTGCGTTGTGAGTGTATTCCAATCTGTTGCGGTATCTAATTTAGAATATGGAAAACCAAACGAACCTGCATCACCTTTTTTAACAAACACTTCATCGGCTTTGGTTTTGCTATAAATGGCGGTGTCATAATGTTTGGTAGTTAATACTGTGCTACTATCTGTGCCGTCATAGTGTTTTAAGGTAGTACCAGTTAAGTATACAGGTACGCTAGGGTCTCCCAATTCCACCGCATCAGATGTAGATACTTTACCAATACGCACACCATGTCCATCGGTTTTTTTGCCCTCTAACAATGTATTGTTGTTGAGTACGATTGAACCTGTTACATTACCGCCTGTGAGTTTTAAATAATCTAGTGTCGCAAGTCTAGCAGTGTTAATTGAGTTTTGATAATCTCGGTTTGGATTACCAACATAAATATCGACTTGATGCCGTTTACTAGGTTTTTCTGTTAACACTGCAAAATAGAATTTACCATTACAGTATGCTATATCTTCAATTTCAGTAGTTCTATTGATTTCAATAATCTGTTTAACTGTGCCAAATGGTGTACATTCTACCAAACTACCGAGCGTTGCACTCATGATACATCCGTTAAGCATTAATGCCCCATTGTTGTTAAAGTCATCGTATTGGTAGTCAATTTGATATGTTTTCATTTTCTTGAAATCATCATTATACAAGTTGACTTCACGTAATCGTTGTTGACCGCTAATTGGTACGATGCTCACATAAGTTCGAGTGATAGGATCATATCCAATATTAAATACACGCTCATTCAATGTAATAGTCTTTTCAAATGTCATAGTATCCGCATTAAATACAGATAAGTTATTCCCATTCTTCAAACCATTAGCAAGATAAATTTTATTCGTATTTTTGTTGTAGCACATAGTGTTACAATGGCCCATTTTGTCAGGGTCGCTAAACTTATATGTACCTACGATTTCAAATGTATCTGGATTGAGTTCATACAAGTTTTGTTTTGTACCATCGCCATTAATGCATGCTAACACAAACACATTCTTTTTATCATTGTAGGTAAAGCCTTGACATTGATTTACCTCATCACCATATTGGATGTTTTTCACAAACGCAATGTTAGATGCACCTTTTAACATTGGTGTTTCGGTAGGATAGAACGGCTTAATGTTATTGTATGTACCCATATCCATAACACTATCAACAGTATCAAATGAAACATGTTCATTTACTTTGTAGATGCCATTAGGAATTAATAGTATCTTATTTTTAAGATTGTCATTAGCACGTTTGAATGCTGCGGTATCATCAGCTACACCATCACCGACCGCCCCAAAGTCTTTAACAGATACGATGCCGTATAGGCTGTCTTTAGGTACAAACTTTGTATCGGCTTCGGTTTTTGTAATCAAACCACCACCATTAGGCAAGGCGATTTGCTCTGCTTTACTTGCTGCGACTTCTGCACGTTTCGCCGCATCAGATGCCTTAATAGCGTTACTTGCAATCGATGTTTGTTTATTATCGATGTCAGTTTTTAACGTGCGTGCTTGGCTTACCAACTCGTTAATATCTCGTTTATCAACTGTGGTTTGTCCTGCATATGCTTTCGCATCTGCCACCAATTTTTCTGCTTTCGTTACATTAGCACTAGATGTATCAAGTGCCGTATTGCTAGTTGCTAGTTTATCATCAACTGTACGGCTTAATTCTGTGATTTCACCGCCTAATGTTTTAATCGTTTCAGCATTAGCATTGATAGCATCGCTTTCGGCTTTGATTTTTGTATACGCATCTATAGCATCATTTGCTGCCTTTGTCGATGTATCTACAATTTTACGTGCAACTGTTGTTGCATCCTCATCACTACCTACACGGATTAATAAGGCTCTATTCATTTTCTCCTGCATTTCTTGCAAAATCAACGTTACCTTATCTGTCATGTGTTCGATATTTTGGAAAGGATACTCATCTGGCAAATCCGTGTCTTGAGTGATTGGTGTTCTACGTTCAAGAATAATCTTGTGCGTATTATCTAATGGATCACCATCAGCAGGATATGTTAAAGTTTTGTTTTCTTTATCATAATCGATGTTTCCTATTTGCACGCTTTCTGTGCCATCAGCACCAACAATGATTAAGGCTATATCTTCAACCCTATTGAAATCATACGGCCATATCCATTTCTTGTTCGCTCCATCACATTGATAAACTACACTAGGTTTATTGACCTCTGGTATCATATTTGTTCCCCTTTCTAATTAAACAGGACTACCCATAATTGAGTAGTCCTTATTTATTAATGTTTATCTTTTTTAGATTTTTTATCTTTCAATCGTCTATCAAACATGATAGCCATAATGACATCTTCTAGTTTTGCATCCGTGTCCGTTAGTGCAAATTTAGCTAATGTCCATAGTCCATCTGTTACAGTATCACTGAACCCTGTAATTCGGTTAGATACTTGTGATAGGCTTCTACCTACATCCATAGCACCTTTATTAGGCGATACAATTGCACTGCCTACATCATATAGTTTTTCAACGATTGATGCGGCCATTACTGTATTCCCTTTATTGAACACCTTTTCACCTAGAATGTATTTCATAGCCATGTTGGAAATATCACGCACAATAGGTACACCCATAGTAGCTTGTGATACTAATTCTTCCCCAAAGGATTTCGCCAAATCTTCAGGGTTATCATCATCTCCATTTGTCATGGCTTTGTATACCATCATGCCTAGTGCTTGTGCGGTCAAAGTCCACCATAGCATACGCACGAATTGTCCATAGTTGCCTTTGTCTTTCCGTGCATAGTTACCCTCAGCAATGATATTGTACAAAGTGTTAGCGTAGGAATAGAACGGTACAAATAGTTGAGTGAGTGCATTTCTTGAACGTTGGATGCCTGCACTGTCTTTTGTATCGCCACTACCGAATATATCTCTTACGGCTCTATCGCCAGCACTAATAGCTTCCTGTTCTACAAATTCTGCCGTTACTCCCTCAACACTTTGTAATTCTAGTACTTTCTTATCGTATGCAAATTTCCATACAGGAATAGATAATACAAAATCTGTTTCGGTTAAAAGTCTGAACCCCATTTGATTAATATCATCTCTGATTTCGCCCAGTTGTTCCAGCTTATACCCACCGATATTAGTATCTCCAATTCGGAAACCTTTACCGCCAATAGATAAACCTTGTTTTAAGTCCTTATCTAGCGTTTGAACACGCTCTCGCATGAATATGGATTTACCAAATACAAACTTAAGAGTTGCATTGTATGTTGATGTTCCATGTCCGTAGAACCCAGCACCAGCATTATAAATAGCTTTTAAGGTATTACCCAAACCGATACGATACACGGAAACAGAAAAATTAAACGCATTTTGTAATGCTACTGATACACGGCCAGCCATAACTGCAGTAGTGGTATTTTTCTTGAGTGTCATTACCAATCTATCCCATGCATCGAGTTTCGCTGCTTCGTCTTTCCAGTTATCTCTAACCCATGTACGCAAGAATTGGTAGGTTTCCATTCCGAATTTATCAACGATGTACTCTTGGAAACGGCTATTGCCTACTAACTTGTTTACATCCGTTACGGCTTTACGCATAGTAACGTGGTTAATAGCTTCCGTGATAGCGTTAGGGATAACATCGAAATCAAGCATTAAGGATTTACCTTTGACCACATCCAAACGTGATTTAGTAGCACCCATGCCAGTACCAAAGATTGCATTACTAGCAATCATCGTTTTAGCGATACCCTCTGTTTCAAAATCAGATACTTTAGCACTTACTTTAGGATTGTACACAATAGGGAAATATTGGCCTTGTATTTCTCTACCGCCAATTGTGAATGTAATACCTTTTTCTTTCTTCAAAGGATTACCATACAATTCCTCTTGTACCTTACTACGCTCTTCGTAGAATGAATTGATATGTTCCCATGTACGAATTACAAATTCCCAGTCCTTATCGGTCATGTATTCTTGGAATGCTCTCTCCATTTCTACTTCATTACTTTTGATAGTTTCTAATGCACGTTGTCTATTCTTCTCTGTTCCCCAGTTTAAGGCAAGCATGATAATTTGCTCTTTGGTAACATTGCGTAATTCGCCTACATTATAGAGGTGATCATTGCGAACATCAAATAGTTGTTTCTTAGAATATACCGCTTTTACATCTCTGGCCAATCTATACATTGATTTTTCTTGGTACTCATTGAATTTTTGAGTAGCTTTATCAATCGGGTCATAGATATATCTAACTGCAGGGCCATTCTTTCCGCCATCCAATCTGCGTAAGAATGTTTCAACCTTTAGCAATGCTAAATGGAAATCGTTTATTTTATTAGATAATGCATCAACTTTACTGCGATTATTTAGTTCATTAAATACGTTTCCGTTGTCTCTACCAAATGTTTCGGCTGCTTTATCAATGATTTGGAATATAGCATCATCAATTGTAACGTTATTCCCTTTTTCATCGATTAATGTACTTCCCTCATATTGAGTTCTACCGCTTTTGTACATCCCTGTCATGAGTTCCTCTAACTGTTCGAGTTCGCTCATTTTAAGAGTACTAAACGTTCTAGGTGATTTAGCATCGAACATTTCGTATATCCATGGTTCAAGTTGTACAGTCGCTTCCTTATCGCCCATAATGTCAGCATCTGCATCGAGTGCTTTAATCACGGCCATCATGTCAAAGCCATTAACAGGCTTTAATCCATCATACCTAGTCAACCCCATTTGATATGCCATGTGGGTATAGAAATAACGCATATTAGGTTCAATCATGATAGGGTTTTGACTGCGTGTCATTCTGCCTAGTTGGTCTAATAGTTTAGTGCGTAGTTTCTTAATAGCCTTAGAATTTTCAAACGCTACTCTTGCTCTTGCTTGATTTAGCATTTGAGATTGTTTAGCACGTAATGCTTCATCTACTTTACCAGTTGCCAATGCACTATCTGCTTTCTTGCCATCTCGTACTGCTTGATTTTGGTATTTCTTGTACTGACTAGCTTGAGATAATGTCAAATCGCCTAACTCTCTTTTAGCACGTTCCATATATTTCGGAATAGTACCGAATCCACCATCACGAATTGCACGAACCGCATCAATGCGTTCTTGCAACTGTGCTTTTAGCTTTTCAATGCGTTCTTGTGCAGTATCAAGTTCTTTGGATACACTGCCTAATTCCTGTGCTACCCTTGCATTGTCTTTCTTGATGCGTTCAGCTTTCGTCAATTCTTTTTCAATTGGTTTCAATTCTTCATCAAGATTTTCACTGTTAGGGTCTAGTTTTTGTAATTTACTTAGTAATTCCCAGTTCCTAGCAAGGTCTTTATTGGTATGTGCTTTGATTAAACGTGCTTCCTCTTGAGTAAGTTCCATTTGTCCTTGATTGGATAGTAACATTTCTTCGGCTATTTCTTGGTTAGATTTGCCTGCGTTTGGATCATTAACAAACTCATTTCTAGCGTTTTCCATTTCCTGTGCTACTGCTTCATCGTAAGTACTGCCAGCTTCCTCACGTTCCGCCTTTTCTAATCCCTCAATAGTTCTATATTGAGTATTTTCCAATGCACCATCACCCAATGCCATGTATCGTTGATGTTCTTTATAGATAGGATATTCTTCGATTAAACGCTTTTCGATTGCAACCTGCACATCGTCTTTCACATCTTCCCATTCTTTAACAGGTCGATTATCTAACTCTTTCATGTACTTACGCATTACACGTTCTTTAGCTTTTTCTTTAATGTCAGCAATGTATCCTTGTACTCGTGCCTGTTCGGTTTCGCTTAATTGTTGATACAATTTCGTATTTTCAAATTGCTCTAATGCTTGCTCGTGTGCGTAGTTTTCAATGTCATCTTGCGTAGCTATCATGCGTGCCATTATATCTTTAATATCAGATGGTACTTCACCGCCCAATCGTTGAACACTACGATAAATACGAGTTAACCATTTAGAGAATTGACGGAATACACGTTGTAATCCTTTTGTTGGTGCTTCACCACTTCGCAAATAGCTTTCCCAACCTCGTGCAAATTTCTCGTGTGCTTTGGTATTGTCTACGTTTTCGCCGTCAACCCAACCGCTCCACTCTTTGAGTGCGTTCCAATCATCAAGTAATTGTTTAGGTACATTGTCCATAGATGCTAGTTTTTGAATATCATCAAAGAATACATGGCCCATTTCGTGTAAGAATGTACTTCTATCAGCAGTTTTGAAAATACTGATAATGCGTTCACCATCGCTCATAATTTCGGTCATGCCATTAACGGATTGATTGTACTTTTCAATGATTTTGATTGCCTTGTCATCGAATACCACATAGCATCGTCCGTCTGTATATCCATCATATGTAATACCCTTAACACCAGTTGAATTTAAAAATTCAGATGCACCTTTATCACCGCCAAATGCTTTTGATAATGCAACATAAACATTTCTTCCTGTATATGGTGTTTTTGTAAATGTATCACCAATACTTTCCAAGATTTTATCTTCTTTTATTTTTTCTTTTGCACCCTCAACTTCTTTCTCTTTTTCTAGTGCCGATAACTTTTCATTAATTTCACCTATTAGCTTTTTAGCCATTTCAAATGTATTATCCGCTTTCAACTCGTCAAAGTTATATCCGTACTCAGCAGCAGCTTCTCTAGCGATTTTTTCTTTTATCTTATTTACATTGCTTGTTAAAGCATCAGCTATATAATCCCTATCTTGTTTTATACTCTGTATTTTTCCTAGTAATTTTTTATACTCTTGATTGGTGGTATAGGACGGATGCTCTTTATAGTAATCTAATAAAGCTTTTCGCTTATCGATTTCTAAATCATTAACGGCTGATACTATCTTGTTGATAATATCTTTATTTTGCTCTTTGAAATATTTATCTTCATCAAGCATTGTATCTATATTAGGGATATCTACTTTAAATAACTTACCACCCTTTACTCCGCTAGCATCGTTTTTTCTTAATATATCAATTGCCTTTTTTGCTTCGTTTCGATATTTATCACGATATCTGTTTTTATCTAAGCCTTTCTGTAATGATTCTATTGCTTTTTCTTTAGTCCCATGTTCTTCCAATTCGTCAAAAACATAACCTAATGCACTACCATACTCGACTTTTTTTTCCCCGTTTGTCCAATCCCCTTCGTTATCTGTAGTCCATTTTTCTCCATTTAATATAACAAAAGAGCCTTTAGCTCCTAAAACATCTTTATACGCTACAGATACTTTCTTATTTTTAGCAAAATATAAGCCCCAACCATGTACTTGGTTCCCCTCACCACTACCAATAGCACCTAAATCAAATTCATCAAAGTCATACGGTGAACCATGCCATGCTGATTGATAGTACTGATAATTATATTTCTTTCGGAGCTTGTCTAAATCATTTTCGTTTGGTATACTATTATTAATATTAAACCGATTAACACTCACTTGTCCGTTTGATTGGACGTTATTGACTGTTAGTCGGTTTATTTTTTTCGTATTAACATATAACAAATCGCCATTATTTATTGCATTAGAATACCATGTAGCATTAACTCTAGGGAATATACTTTTAACCCTTGTTTGATAGCCACCTCTTCCGCTTTGAACATCAAAAACCAATGGAACATGAATAAAGTTATTCTGCGTATCTTTTAATTCAACAACAGCAACAATTTCGCCTTTTACTGATGCATTAGCAACAGGGTCAAAGTTTTTGAATATTGCAATCGGATTAGATAACGCACCAGGTAATTGTTTCATAACATTTAAGTCAAACTTATGTGCATGCTTAGTGGCAAATACTTTATTAAGCATTTTCGTTGTTATATAAATATCACCAGTTGTAAATTTGTAGTCAGGATCTTTAATTGTGCTAAACACTAAAGGTGCTGACATTATTTTATTTACACTTCTTTTAAGCGTTCCGTTTTGTAAATCAGTTAGCGTTTTCCCCCATTGAGTTATATCGGCTTGTAATTTTTGATGCATTGCCAATTGTTGTGCATACCCTTTTTGGTTTTCTAAAACAGCATTCATGTTGATACGCACGCTATCACGCAAATAATCCATAGCAGTATAACCGCCTTTACCCTTTTGCCGCATATATTGTGCCATTACATCAGCATGGTGTGCCATCAACAACGCATTAGATTTTGCAGTTTCACGTTGTTTTCTATCGGTACTTTCACCAATTGCTTTAACTACTTTGTTATATACATCATAGCCACTCTTGGATAATTGCATTCGTAACGCTATATCATTATCCGCTAGTGCAAAAATCTTATCATGCAATCGTTCAAGGCTTTCAATTTGTTGTAGCGTATGTTCCATATCAGCATGATGGATATTGCTTTGGTTGAGTGCTTCCACGTTATCAGCAAATGCAGTTTGTGCTTTTGCTACGCTTGAATGGTATGCTGCTCGTCTACGTTCTGCGTTTGTGCGTGGTGCTTTACCGCTATTGTTAGACTTGTAATCAGTCAACCATTGTGGCTCTACACCACTTGCCGTAGCTTCTTTAATATCATTGTCCATGTTGTCAAAGTCGCTTGCGTAGTTTTCGCGATATTCTTGCACTAGGTTTTTATACAAATTGTTGTACGCTTGTTTAACCTGTGTAGGGTTAGCAAATACTTGGTCTAGCACTTCACGATCTACATCGCTTGCATCTTCAAATTCATCACGGATAATACTTTCTTTAACTCGTGCTGCTTTCTTTTCTGTTGCATCAACTAAGTTATTATTAAAGGCTTCTACTTCCGCTTTTGCACGTTCAAGAGTTTTCATGCTCATACCACCACGAGTAAAGTATGTGCTTTCTTCTAGGGCCTTAACAGTTTCTTCCGTCAAGCCACCGCTTAATTGTGCATACTTTCCGATTGGTACAGGAATATCTGCATTAGCTTCAATGCTCTTCGATACTTCCTCTTGCGTTACCAAACCACTATCAATCATGTTCTTAATGGCTTGTTGACCCTCTTCGGTTTCCGCCATTTCATTTACATTAACATATGCAGTAGATACACCTACATTATCACCCTGTGCTTGTACGATTTTTCCGTACAACTCAGGGTTTTCTTTTGCCATTTTGTTTGATGCTGCATCTTGTTTTAATGCTTGCATAATAGCAGTGCCATTTCTATTTTGCTCGGCCATGATTGCGTGTTGTTGTTCTTCTGGTGTTAGCTTTTGAAATTCATGAAACGCTTTCATAGTGTGGATACCACTAATACCACCACCAACTGCACCTAAACCGATGACTGCAGGTAAGGCTTGCAACATTGCACCGCCTGCACCTACTGCCATATCACCTACGGAATATACTCCCTCTGGGTCATTAGCATTGCGGTATAGGTTATGTTGGAATTTCTCGTTAATGTCTTGCAAGCCCTCTTCGACTAATTCAGAACCGCCAGCCTTAACAGATGCTTTAGCCATTTGTGCAACAGTAGTGCCAATACCCCTATTAAATGTTGCGATTGTATCACTTGTAGCACCTTGTAATACTTTTGACATTACCGCTTTAGGTGCTACTTTACCTATGCCTTTAACCATGAAACGTGTAGATGCCATTTCAATACCTGTATCAACTGCAGCGTATGTCATAGCGTATTTATAGGCTTCATCATTAGAGTATACTTTATTACCATTTGCATCACGTTTATTAATGAGTTCAAGGTATTTGTTACCAAATGACATTTTGTACATTTCATATGCCATGTCAGCACCGCCACCCCATTTAGCACCTGTTAATGCACCTGCGCCTATACCTACACCATCGGTAGTTAAACCGCCAATTACCGCACCGATTGCACCGCCTATGATTGCACCTGTACCGCCTTGTTTACCCATCATGTATGCTTGTGCTGCCGTTTGTCCGAATACTTCTTGTAATGGATTAGTTCCGTCAGGTGTTCGGTAGTTGCGCAAGTTATTTTGCAAGCGTTCCATTTCTGATGTTAATTCGTTAATACGTTCAGGGTCTTTTGTATGTGCCAATTCAAATCCAACATCGCCTAACTTCATCTGATCATTCATAGACCAAATACCTTGTTGAATTGCATCGAACGTAGATTTCGTAGCACGAATTGATTGTAGATTGTTGATTGCTTGTAATTGTTCCGCTTGTGAACCATATTTTACTTTATATAGTTCAGGGAATTCATCGTATATATCTTGTAATACTGCGCCACGTTCAACTCGTCTTGATAAGTAATCAGCACGTTCAAATGCTTTATCATCACCACGCATAATTACATCAGGGTCAATATCTAATACTTTCCCCATTCTAACTGCTTCGTTATAACGTAGGGTGTCGTTATTGTATAGAAACAATCTATCCGTATTACTAACAACACTTGTAGGAAGTACTTTTTGTAATGACTGTCCTAGTGGTTCTAAACCTTGGTATGGATTGTCAGCTTTACCAAACGGATAATATGTAGTTGTACCATCAGCATTAGTTTCTTCCATTGTACGTGGTGTATTTGCAATAGCTTTAATTGCATTAATAGCATTATCAACTACTTGTGCCGTTGTATCTATCCCTGCGCCTATTGCATTACCCAATTCAGTAAAACCGCCAGTAGGTTTAGACTGAACACCAGCACTAGCACTAAAAGATGGTGATGTTTTAACATAGCCATTCTGTACAGCTAGTGCTTCTTGCCGTTCTTGTTCAAGTGTTTGTTTAGCCATTTTTAATCTCCATTATCGTTATATCTTCTTTGCATGTTGTTATACACGCTTTCGTAAATATCTCTTGTTGAGCCATCTTGATATGTTACACGCACATAATGTTTACCAACAGGTTCAACATGCACAATACCCATCGCTCTATTACTTGCTGCGCTAATAGGTGCGCTATAATCATCACCATCACCGAAATATGGTTTTTCCGTACTTCGTAATGTTTGTGTTGCCAATGCGCCCTCAAATATATCATGCATTTCTGCTTCTGTAGGCGCTCTGCCGTGTTTACTTTCAAAGTCAGCTTTACGGCTTAACATCTCTTGTTTTACACCATATTCAAAACTTGAACGCAATGATTTGTCAGCAGGCAACGCACTTTGAATTTCGCTATCATAAGGTGTTAAATCAATTTTGTTAGCCTTTAATCGGTTATCGTTCGCTTCGAGTAACACCCCATCAAAACTATCATCAACAACTTTATCAGGGTACATTCTCTGTGCGTGTGCTAGTGTTTCTTCGTATGTGTGAGTTTCAGCATATTTTTTTAACTCAAACTTTTGTTTTGCATTCAGTTTAAGGCCTTTTTCATACATAGAATCAAGTTTAGGTCGCATTGATGCTTCTGTACCGCTCCACGCTTCCTTTTCCATATCAGTCTGTGCGCCTGCTGCTTGTGCGTGTGCGTAAGATGATGCACCTACATAATCGCCTTTTGCTATTAATTGGTTATATACAATTTTAGCTGCAGTAATTCTATCTTTAGCTTGCTTAGCTTCGATGTTCATTTGCATTGTCAGCCAGCCTTTATAATTTTCACGGCCTTGTTTAACCGCCTTTTCAATCTGATCTTCCGAATAAACAGGTTGACCACCTTTAGTCATAGGTGCATTGCGCATTAATTCTTTATAATGGCCTGCATCTGCGCCGTAATATCCACCTGCTTTTAACTTGTCAGCGTATTCATCTATGCTTTGTGCGTTGACTGCGCCATTCGGTTTAATATAGTGTTCAATCCAATCATCCACAAACTCTTCATCGGAATTATACATTTTGTAATAATTCGTTCCATCTGGTTGTTTATTTTCTTCTCCATTAGGTTCTGATTGAGTTAATCCTGCATAGTTACGATTTTCTTTTGCCAGCCTGCTGAGTTCACCGCCAAGCGTTCCCTCTGCATACAACTGCCTATATGCAATTTCTGTATTGATACCATACTTATTATGTGCATATTGTGCTAATTTCCATAAATGTTGATTAGCACCAACACCTGACTGCATAGCTTCCTTATTCTTAGCTTCCATTTGCGAACGTATGCGTGAACCCATAATGTCCATACCACGATTTACATCATCGCCTGCAGCCAATCGAATTGCGCCGAAATCGTTTTCATTGTTAGCGATTTTGTTTATACCCATTTGTTGGTACATTTTTCTGTATGGTGTTAATACATTCTCACTAGCAAGCCCAGTTAATGCAGTCAACTGCTTGTCCAGTGTTTCTGAATTATTATCAGCAACAGTTTTATCTAATAAGGTTTTAGCATTAAGATCATAGTTTTGTTGTTTTTTAGATGCTATTTGTTCATCATCAAGTCCTAATTGTTTACCAGTTGCTTCTATTAAATCGCCTATTAATGTTAATGTTTTCATTTGTTGATTAACATCACCCGTTTGTAACAGATTGTTGTTCAAGTTATTGATTTGATTTTGTGTGGCTGTGCTTAGTGCATCCTCGTACTGACCTCTCATGTACCTAGATATACCATCTAAATCGTTTGTTTTTGATGTTTCAACCGCTTTATTGAAAGCGTTTACCGCATCAGTTGTACGTAAGTTATATTTAGCAGCAAGTTCGCTTTGGAATTTCTGTGTACTTTCAAGGTATGTAGGTAGTATCCCTTGCGCATTCATACCTTTTTGGTACATTAACCCTTTATCTTTATCAAATTTTAATTCAGTTACTTTTTGATTAAATTCATTAATAGCATTTGTAGCATTGATATAATCTTTTTGTTTGTCGATTTCAAGCCAAGTTTTAGATGCATCATCCAATGCTTTTGCAAATGTGTTAATTCCGTTTTGGTTAACACCATATGCTTCCGCATTGATTGTTGGTCTAAACTCACCATTAACTGTATTCAATCTTTCATTTTGTTCATAATTAACTAATTTCATAGTTACCTGCCGTTAAAAGTCCAAACTTTCTTAACTGTTTTAACTGGTCTTTCTGTTACACCATTTACATCACCACCATATTGAGTTGTGTATTTACCACCTGCATATTGTTGTTTCATCCCATATATACTAGATGCACCACTCAAGATAGTACCGAGCATTTGCAATCGCCCTTGCGTTTTTGCATTAGATGCAGCTGCTCTTGCACTACTAGCTTCATTGCGATAATTAACTCCATTAAGATATTCATTGTAGATACTGTTATTCTTGTTGGTTTCCCAATTGTTAATATCCTTGTTGTATTCATCATAGCTACTAGCCATTAACTGTAATGGTGTACCACTCATGGATAACCCTGTAGCGCCTGCTTCTGCCGTATTCTGACCTGCAATTAACCGCATTTTATTGTCCATCTTATCACGCTCTTGTAGTGCTTGATTGGCAATATCCTGTTGTTTCCTGTCGGATATACGTGCATTAGCTTCCGCTGCTTGTGCCTGTGCATTATACATTGCAGTTTGTGCTTTGGTTTGTTGATGTTGACCCCATAATTGAGTAACCAATTGACCTGCCATTAATGCAATAGGATTACACATTCGCATCCCCCTTTCTCAATGTAAATAGTTCCATTCCGTTGTGTGTAATGTCAGAATGAATAACCGCCCCTAGTGATGTAAGCCATCGCTTCGAGCGGTTATTTTTCTTATGTATGAAATTGAATAAACATTCATGAGTGGATAACCACTCTTTTATGATTGCGTTACTTCGTTTTAGAAATTCCTTTTGTAATTTCAAATTAGTATCTAGTATCTTGTTTCCCAAGAAATAAATACAGTACATTCCGTTAATTGGCTTTTTTGAAATACCATATACGGCTATTGGTATATCATTCTCAATTACAATGTGGTTTTCATAATCATCACTACATATATCTCTCACAAAATCATTTTTTCCATAATTCGGAAAATTTTGGTTCGCTATATTAACCTCTAAGGTGTCTATGGCTCGTAAGTTGATATATAAGTCATGAATTAATGAAGTGTGCATTACAGGGCAAATATTAAAATCCTGTAACATTTGGAAAACCACCACCTATTTCTATTTCTCTTGTTACGCTTAAAAGGTTAAATGGATAAGGTTTTTCGTGCAAAATACATACAGATGCATCAGTTGAGTACACTCCATCGAATTTTGGCAATATACATACCTTATCGCCACTATATAACTTGAGTGGCGGTAATGAAATATCATCCATATGGTTGAAGTTTCTTCCGATTTTGCCACCGAATGAGTTTAAGATGTTGAGTGATAACCTACTCATTGTTAATAGTCGGCCTTGTAATGTACCATCTTGTATTTGCATTTCAATACTTGGAATACGTAATCGTGTAGTGTAGTTAATACCAACGGCTACGCTATGTGCTTTTCCGTCAATGTTAATGATCGCCGTAGGTGGTACTTCCTTAATTGGCCGTTCTCTACCATCAACCACAATTTGTACATCCTCACCAATCAGATGAGGTACTGTGATGGTGCTGATATTCTCTGTGCTGGTTTGTCTGATATAGCAATCCATATACACGTTGTTATTATCAGCGTTATACATCGGCTCAAATCGTTCTATACACATCACTGTACCGCTTTTGAAATCACGCTCAACGATTACATACAAACTGTCTTGTTCGCCCTCAGCTACACTCTCAGCGTATTTGTATTTGCCCTTTGTGGTGAAGTGCGACCATGCATACACCTTTTGCTCAGGAATGTAAGTTAGACAATCGATATTGCCATCATCTGTTACGTAGTAAACAATACTATCTGGATCTTGTGCATAAGCACTTGTAATAAAATTACGATACTTTGTCAGATGCTTAACAAATAGAGTTAAGTCAGCCCCTGTGTAGTTATCACTTTCATAAGAATATCCTAAATCACGCACTACACACCCTCTAGCTTGCACATACACGCATCTATTCCCTATGTATTGTGGCTCACATTCAGATGCACCACGTTGGGTTTGTGTGCGTAGATTGCAGTTAGTAGGTGTGATAGTTTTAGAACCATCTATAATCCATTCGTTACCACTGGTTAAAATCAATAAGTCATTAGCAGGTATCAAATGTCGAATGTCATACATTTTGCGGTTAATTACTGGTAGCGTTATTGCACTATCATCTGTAATCGTTCCGCCTACCTTTTCTACACCAAAGTTGGAATAATCGCCTGTGCGACTAAACCATATGTAGTTAGGGTATTGAGTGCTAGATGCTAGGATAAATCTATCTTGGTAAAACGTACATACACGAGGATAACCAAGGCCTTTGCCCCATTGTCCAAATCTAAATTTAGAGGTAGCTTCATTTTCAACCACACTATTTAACACATTAACTTTAACGTGCTTGCTATCAACAAATTCTTTGATTTCAATTACACCATAGTTAGAATGTGGCAAGAATGATAGGTCTACATTAACGCTGCCACCTTTTAAATCAGATACAACTTTTAACATTGCACTAGGCGATACCTTGCCAGTATCTGTTACGTTGTAGTCATTAGTAGATGTATATACCCTGTAATCTTTCCACGTTGTGCCATTGTCATTACTGATTTGGATTTTAACAGTACCATTCCATGTGCCATGCGATGTGAATTTCCACGATAAATCCTCATCACTACTGAATTGTTCTACATCGTAATTGATGTTATTGTAATCTTCGCCGACTGGTCTTCTATATCCGCCGTGTCTTTCACGTGTAACATATTCAGTACGTTGTATTACTTCGCCAGTTTTGCTTGTAGTTACTGCTTTAACAAAATGTTCAATCTGCATGACTGAACCAACCATATCAGCATTGAATATATCCTTTGTGGCGGTTAATGTATCGCCATTTAAAATTACAGTACTCTCTTTGTCTATATTGACTTCGCCGTATGGTTGCTCTGACAACTTATATGTATCAAATCGCCAGTCTGTATCGCCATATCGAGATAGCGTTTTAACAGGGTATTTACCACTACAAATGAACATTACATCACCACTTTGGATGCAGTTCAATTTATCGACTACATCGCTTTCAAATGGTGTTTGTAGTTCAATACCTGTATAGATACCATTCCGCCACACTCGGATGTACTGTTCGCCGATTTCGAGTAAGAATGATTTATTCTTCTCAGCCGTAAATTCAAACAGCCGTGTAGACTTATCTTTGTTTTTGACTTGCCCTATATACTCTGACCCTTGCCGTCTAGCTACTGCGCCGTAAGGTCTAATGACTGCATTTTCTGCTAATAGCAACGCACTTTTAAATTGATCTAAGTCAAACCGCCTAGATACATCAGGCGAAATCTCACCAGTTGTAAATGCAAGTTGTGATATATACATTGGTTTCATACTTACCAACTCCTTGCTTTTACATAGTTAGAAATATATGGCATATCTTGCCTACGTTCTTTAGCACTCAAACTCTTGGCTTCTTGCGTTGCTGCTTGATAGAGTTTATAGCATTGGTCGAATAAACCACTATTACCAGTTAATGGCATGGCTAGTTCTGCCCCCATTTTAGATTTCAAGGCTTGTACAAATACAGGACTGAATACATCTATATCTTGCACATCGTACACGTAATCGATGTACGCAAGCGGTACATCACTCACGATATATTTTGTGTTATTGTCAAAGGTAAATACATCGTATTCCTTTTGGCTTTCCGCTTTAAATCGTTCCCCTTTAGGAATAACCCCAAGGATACGGATGCACTTTTCAGGATACGCATATACATATTCATAGCCAGCTAGTTTATGCTCAGATAACACGCACTCTTCACGCTTTCGTGCAAAATTCCATTCATATTGCGAAAGCAACATCTTGCGTGTCGCATCGTAATGCAATCTGCATTGTCTAGCCGTTTCTGTTTCTTCATCAAGGCCGTATATCCTACCGCCATTGATAAGACTAAGAGCCATATTACAAATATCAGTAGGTGTCATATTGCCCCCTTTGTATTAAAAAAGAGGGATGCATACGCACCCCTCATTCTGTTATTCTTCAGTTTCTTCCGATTTCTTGCCTTTAGATTTAGTCTTTGGCTTATCTTCGCCATCTTCAGTTTCTTCTGCGCCTACAGCTTCAAACAAATCATTGAAGTAGTCCTTGTCATATTCAGCCACTTCATCTTTTGTAAATTCTACTGTTTGTCCTTCTTTAATTAAACCCTTTGTATTGTGATACAAAGTTACTTTTGCAATGTATTCCATGCTACCCCCTATTTACTAGTAATACCGCTAGTCAAGAATACAGAAATTGTGCCAGCCGTTGCATTGTTGACATTAGCACGTGTATAACGTTTAACACCATTTGCCAAGCGCACTTTATATTCGTACCCAGCTGGTGCATTGGCTGGTAATGTAATACCATGCAACAATACAGGGTTAGCAATGTTTTCTGAGTCAGATGTGTACACATTAATCAATGCAGTACCTGTTAATGCTTTGTCTACACGAATAACTAACCACAAGTTAGGGTCAGCATCACCGCTAGTAACCATAACATCGGAGCTGACATTGCCAGATAATTCACGTTTCCAATGGAATGTATTTAAAGTATCGATAATCATGTATTTTCTCCTCTCTACTATGCAGTAACACGTGCTTCGGTGGAAAGCAATGCATCAATTTTACGAACAGGAATACCATTCGCGCGAGTAACCATTTTACCCATTTCCATATCTTCTGTGATAGTAGAACCATGCACTTTGTTCTTTTGCAAGCGTAAGAATGTACGCAATTCTTGGTTCATATACCATACTGGTCTACATCCAGTTAAGCTATGCATTTTTTCTTCTGCACGGATCATCAAGTTAATCAAATTAGGGCCTGCGGAAATATCTTCTTTGATAGATTTCATATCGATATTAGCGATACGTACTACATAGCGCCAATCACGAACAGATAAGCCGATGTTTTGTTTAAAATGAGTTCGGTAACCTTGGAACATAGAACCATCTGCTTTAGTTACTGTTACTTCGCCCAAATCTTCTTGTTCTAAACCACCTTGACTGCCACGTGGATAAATACCATGTACAGTAAGAGGGCCCCAACCTACGAGCCACATAGAAGCAAGGTTAGCAGTACCGCCTGCATCAATAATATTTTTAGCGCAATCAGCTTTTTTAGTGTCTAATGTATTAAAACGTGCGGATAAACCGATAAATTTTTCAGGTGTAGTTTCATCACCATAGAAAAGTGTGCTTGCAATTTCTTGGCCCATGCTTTCAACAAATGCACTATCTTCTGTTGCACGGAACGCTACAGGGTCATTAGAAAGTTTAACCAAGTCTTTATCCACTTCGGAATATGCTTCCAACATACCACAAGTATCAGTGATTTGTTTTGTAGTGGATTTAGATGGTTGTACACCGCCATACAACATGCGCCATGTCGTGGATGGCAATCCAGTACGTACAGTTGTTTTGTTAGATGTACCATCATTACATTCAATCATTGTCATGTCTTGAATGATTTCGTTTGTTTGGTTTAATTGCTCAATGATTTGTGCAATTTTACCATTTGGATCCATGCGTGTTTGCAAATCCAATAATGTAGGATTGTTAGTTCCAATTGTAGCCATTAATTATTTCTCCTTTAATCTTTAAACATAGACGGATACATATTTCGTCTAATAGCTTCATCCGATTGATTATTTGCAGGTCTGTTGTTCCCTGCGTTGCTATCTTCGCTTGCCATACCAGCAATATGTGCGAATAGTTGAATTACTTCTACACGATTACCCAAGCCATTTTCAGCTAGGATTTCACGGATATTAGGAATTGTCTTTTCTACTGCTTCAACACCTGCGGCCGCTTGGCTAACAGTAGTATCGAATTTATTCCCTAATACCTCACGAGCGTTATCTGCGTAACCTTTGTATTGTGCTTTGAGTGCTTCTTGCTTTTGGTTTTCATAAGCTGTAACAAGATTAGTAGCATATCGATTGCCAAACTTAGCCATCTCTAACGCTTGTTCTTGCGTAGCACCTACACCATTAAGCATTTTTGAAAACTCATCCGCGATGGTTTGGTCGACTTCGCCACCCTCAAATGCAGTTGAGAAATCATATACAGTAGGTTCTGCAGGTTGGTCGGTGTTAGTATCACCGCCACCGCCTAAAATCGTACTTTGTTGGTCTTGTGTGTTCGTGTCCTGTGGTGTTCCACCATTTGCACTATCCGTGTTATTGTTTGTGCCTTGTTCTAAATTTTCATCCATGGTTACTCACCTTTCTTTAATTCGTTTTCTTCAAGCGTTTTAAAATATTTCTGCATCTGAATATTTTCCAATTGCGCTAGATGGTATTTCTTAACACCCTCTACACCATCACCAATCTTTCCTAAATCGTTTTGTAACAAAATAGCAACAGCCCTCATTCCCTCGTTAAAGAATGTTGTACTGTTGCCTGTGAAAGATTGGCTATTCAGTTTTGCCCTATCTAATATGCGATAAAAAAACCACCTACCGAGTTCAGTACTCAGTACGTGGTTCAACGCTTCAATGTCGCGTTCACGCATATAATCTCTTTTTTGTTTCATCTAATATTCCATTCCCATTAACTGCTGCATTACAGGGTTTCCATCATTCGCTGCATCGGTTGCTTGTTTAGCTGCACTAGCCATTTGAGGTGCTAATTGTGCCATTTGTAATGCTTGTGCTTGTTCCTCTTGTTCTTGTTGTGCCTGTTGTTGTTCTTCCATCTTAGCTTGATATTCATCATTCGATACAATTACTTTTGCAGGTACACCGAGGTTAACACCATAATAATCCGCTGCTTCTTCAAAATTGAATTTTTGTAGAATATTAGGATTGCCCTGTGCTAATGACATAAGGAACGCAAAATACTGTTCGATTGAAGTTAATGAAGATACTTTCTGTGCCTGTGCCAATGGTGAAATATATTCAATCTTCACATCTTGGCCGTTTAACTCTTCCGCTAGTACTTCATCGATTGGTGGAAATACACCTGCACGATCTAATATCGCATAGGTACGTTCGATAATCGGATTAAGAAATTCAGATAGTAGCCGTTCCACTACAGGACCTAATTGTTGCAATTTCTCTTGCGTGCGTTCCATAACTTCCCTTGCCGTCATTTGTCCATTGTCCATGTTATCGAGCATTAGGAATAAGTCAGCACTATATGCACGCTTGATACTGTCTTTAACTTCAATGATTTGTTGCATAATCCAATCAAGATTGATACCTACATTAAAGATAGGTTCAACTTTACCGCCTGTATCGACTTCTGTTATACCGCCCGGAAATAGCGATACACTACCAATCACATCGGATGTTACGGCCATTGGTGGTTTTACACCTAACTCAATAGCGGTTAGTCTGTCTAGTTCCAACTTCTGCAACATCATTGCATCAGATTGTGCGAACCATGCACTACCTTTACCATAACCATTTAGATCATGTGTAGTGTGCCGTGCAATCGGAATAGGCCATTCTTCATAGCCACTATGTCGCAAGATTTCATCGTCTCTACTCCCCTCAACCCAGTAAATAGAGGAGTAAGGCATGTTCTTATTACCTAGTTTTCCATTACGGTCTTTGTTTTCGCACACTAGCCAACAAACAGTATATGTAGATGCATTACCCTTGCCGTCATCATATGCATTTTTAATCTTTTCAGTGCAGTTCTCGTATCCAAACTCTTCCACGAGTTGGTCGCAAGTCATGTTATACTTTCGCCCAAACGTGTTAACCTCACCATTAGCATTACATTCTAATGCGTAAGTTCCGATTGGATACGATGTGAAACGTACACCAACTTTACCATCTGGCATGATAGACATAGGCGCTTGACCGAATGGTAGTTCCATATAGACTTGGTGAACCACATTGTAGAAATTGGATTTTGCAAATACTGCATACAATATTTCTTCACGTTCATCTAATACTTTCGCTACATCGCTATTTGCTGCCATGTCTGTATTTTCCATGGTTAGCTTAAACCATTTACGGCTAGGCGGTGTCATCCCACTCATTACACCACTTGCAAATATTTGGCAACTTTCCCATGCAATACCAGTAAGGATTTTATCGGTATACAGCTTTGATTGGTCTTGCTCACCATCAAACACCCCAAGGAATGGCAACTGATAATCTCTAATCATCTTCCATTTCTCAACGTACTTTTGACGATTGGTAAACATCTGATTGAATTTAGCTTTTATTTTTTTATAGTCTTTCGGTTTAGTTACAGGCTTTTCTGTAGGTTGCCTTGCTAGGCTAGATAAGATAGTACTCATATTAACCGCCTAATGTTGTTTTGCCTGTAGCTTGGCTCAATGCACTAGCCAAGATGGTGCTATCATAACCAGTTTTCTTACGCTTTTTATCAGTGAACCATTGTTCATCTCTTTTTTGTGCCATATCATCAGTTTGTGCAACTGGTGTAGGCGATGGTGCTGGTTGCTTAATATCTGGTGTTTTAGCTTTCATACACATTCACATTCCCCCTTTACCCAAATGGTTTGTACTCAGTATTCGCTACTCTTCTGTGATTGCCATTTACTTTTTTAGTGACCCTAAATGCAAAGGTCAAGGCTAATGCATCGCCTTTATTTGGTGATGGTAAGCCTCGTTCTTTCATGTCTTTCTTGCTTTCCAGTTGTATTCGCCCATTCTTATCGATGATAGCCTCTGGGCTTGTTAAATCGTCATACAAGCCTTGGTCATTAGGTGGAATAGAACCGCCCTCTTTTAGCCATTCTTTCATTTCGCCCCACATGTACGCTCTCATATTGAGGTACATATTGTTAGGCGATGCACCACCAAAGGCAACTAACCGCCATTTTCTGCCCATTGACTTACCGATGCTATAAATACCTGTTCCGTAGCCTTGGTCGATAAACACTGCATCAGCTTTATATTCATCCTCGAATTGTGCTATTAGATTAGCCATTCGCATATCATCGTCATTCTTCTCAATTGTTGCCAAGCACTTCATGGAATAGCCATTACGCATTACGATTTCTAATGTATCACCACCAGTCCATGCAGGGTCTACACCGATAATTACAGGTAGGTTATCAAACTGTCCTACTTTGTATACTCGTTTCTGTGCTTCATCTACAATTGATGCGGATATGAATTGAGTATCAGATGCACTAGGGAATATCCCTCTTACACGCACCTTTACAAAATCACTATCCTCACCATGAATATCAACCCATTCTTGCAACTTCGCTTTATTTGAGATTTTAACAGTACGGCTATCTATCTGATAGGTAGTCCAATATGCACGATGCTTTCTAAAACATTCTCTAAACCTACCACTATTACGTGTAGGATTACCAAATACACACCAGATAATTTCCGTTTCCTTATCTGTTAAAGCACCCTCTGTTACTTCCCATATCTTATCGGAAATAGCGGATGCTTCATCAAATATGATTAGTATTCTATTTCCTTGATTGTGCAAGCCTGCAAATGCTTCTGGATTGCTATCACTCCACGGAATAGCATCTATCCGCCATGTCTTTTCATATTGCTTATCAGCACTAAACAATGCGGTAGCCGTATAGGTGAATAATTCTTTACCTATAAACAGGTTGTACCATTTGTTAAGTTCCGCCCAAGTCTTAGACCTTAACTGCGTATCAGTATTAGCGGTTACAACTCCTCTTGTATTCTCATGTGTGGCAATAGCGAATAATATCAACAATGAAGAAAAAGCGGACTTGCCAATACCATGACCTGATGCAACTGCAATTTGTATTGCCTTAGCTAATGACTTTCCCTTGCGTAATTCTTCACCTATTTTCTTGAAAGTCTTTACTTGCCATTCGTCAGGGCCGTCAAAGTTTTCAAGCGGTGTTCCTTTTTCTCCCCAAGGGAAAGCGAAATATACAAAGCCTAATGGATCATGCGTGAACGAACCCAACGCATCAATCAGTTGTGCCTTGTTGTACTTCATCTGATTTCACCCTTGCTTGTTTCATGCGGTCGGATATATCAATCTCTATTTCTGCATCAAGTTTTACCTTTTCAGTAAATAGCATGTGCCGTTTACCCAACAACTCGGCTGCTTTCGTTCTGTCCGCAATTGATGTATCCAATCCGAATGCATCTTTTTCTTCGCCGTTCATAACCTTAGTCAGGTACTCCAACACTTCATCAGCAGTTGCGATTGTAGATTTGTTCTTCTTTTCCATGTGAGATTGTATATATTGGCTCACGTTAACATTTGACAACAATCTACTTCCCTGTTGCCTTGCACTATTCTCTGAATATCCAGCCTTTAATGCAGCATGTGTAGCATTAGCGGTCTTGATGTATTCAGTGGCAAATAGTAATTGTTTGTCAGTTAACTTTGTGTCATTCATACATCAATCACCACCTTTATATGCTTTAACTAAAAAAAGTAACACCTCGTGTTGCTTGGTGCTACTGTACTCACTTTCTTTCTTATATAGTTGTTTAGGCTTAAATGTTTTACCCTTTTTGTACTTATGAGGAAATGTCAATTTGTATTCTTCCTCTGTGTACATTCGATTTACGATATATACCTTACAAGGCTTATCGTATTTGCTCCACGATTGCCTTACATCGACTACATACCGCCTGCCATTCATTTGTAATGCTTTTAGTAGTTTCTTTATCGTTGGTTGATAATTCACATTAAGCACCACACAATACCGACTATAATCAACACACCGCACACAACTGCTAGGCAATCAATAAGGCTAAACAAGTTATCTTCACGATGCTCAAACGCATATTTTGCTTTTGCCTGTAAGTCTTTATTATCTAAATCTTGTGCAGCTTTTTTGAATAACGCTCTATCCTTAATGAATTGTTTAATTGCTTTAATCATTTTAGTACTTCACCACCTTTCCGCTTTAGCTTTCCATTAGATCGTACACACAAACCGCACGCACTTTTGCTTGCGTCCCCCTGTGTAATGTACGTTTGGCATAATCCGTCATATTCAATGACATTAGCCGTACATCTTCCTTTCTTGTTGTTCAAACATTTACGCTTACAACACAATATATCAGTCATCATTTCTCCCTTTTTGATAACTTTATACAAAAAATGAGATATATCGCCGTGGATATACCTCATTATGTGATAGTTTTATTCATTTTTAGTGTAATAATTATTCAAAACTGAATACCGCATAGTCAACGCTTACACACGTTCTAACATGTAGCTATAACATGTGCATATGTTCCAGTACGTAACCAAAACAAAATACGATATTCACTTTTCAGCAATCATTGCATACTCAAAACCAAAGTTATATAGTTGGCTATTCACCAACACGAGCATATGAATTGTAATCATGGTTAGCTCGCTCTGTCTAACTCTCGTACAATACTCGGTTCTTAATGGAACATATATAACTTTAGTTTTCAGTATGCAATTGCACTCTCTAAACTAATACCGCCAGTTGTTTGTAGTATGTAACATTTTTTCGCTTAAGGTTTTATCTCATGAAACGTATAGTTGGTTGTTATTGCATAATTGGTAAGGATTATACGTGCGGTATTAGTTTACAAAATGCAATTATGAGGTGCGGTGCAGTTAGAAATAATATAGATTGTAATGACTTAGAAACAATACTCGTTGATTTTCAAATACAAAATATAAAACCGCACCTCAATTGCTATTTAGTTTTCAGAATTGCTCATTGGCAACTCTTACACCTTATATTCTACTATATGTTTTTAGCTATAGATACTGACATTTACTGACATTTCATGACATTTAATGTCATCTTTCTTGCCACCTCTAGGAACGCTTCATCCCTATATCGCATGGCTTGTCTTTCTTTAAAATGTTCCTCGTAAATCGCACATGCTTGTTGTGTAGTCATACCTAATAGGTATTCCGCTCTTAACATCTTAGCACCCTTAACTGCATCCAATTTATATAATAAATCCGTTGCATTGCCTTTATACTGTGTTAACTCATCAATTCGTCTACGTTGTTCCTTTTCTATGTCAATAAATCTTGCAACGCTATTTTCTAATCCACAAGGAACACCGCCACCACTTACCCTATCTTTTGAATAATCAAGGGCGCTGATCGTTGTTATATTACTTTGTAATTGCTTTATTTCCATCACCATTAACTCAAGGTCTTTATCTACTGTTTTTAATGGCTCTAGGTATTCCTTAGCACTATTTATTAATCTCTTTTCTTCTTTTGATAGTTCACTCAAATATAAATCACCTCAATCCTTAAATGCACCATTAATGGCTAACATATAAAACAACACGCTCCATGCTACAAATATAATTGCATTTGCATAACAATTGTTTACGTTACCCATAGCAACTACCAAGCAAAATAACATAAACCATATCATGTATTTATACCTCTGCTAGTTTTGCGTTCGGCCATGCTGTAACACAAAATTGGTGGCTAGCACTCCACGATGTGACACCATCATCCCAAGCATAAACTTTTCCGTCTTGTAATTTAGCAAAATATCTTTTAATCCATTTTCGACCATTAGCACTGACCAATATAGGCGTATTAACCTTTACCTTTCTCCAATCAACAACGCCTAGATATTCGCCAATATCAATTAATTGGTCTTTCTCTTCAAAACATGTAGATTTCACTGGAACACGTGGCGAAAACGGACATAGATAATCTCTTTCATGGACAAAGAAAAATAGTGTATCATCTTCAATTTCGGCTTTTCGATACCCTAGACCATACATGCGTTTAAATAGTTCATCTGTAAATTGTTTATCGTTCATAGTTGTACCTCTTCGTATGTCATTTCAAATATATCAGGCTTACACGGATAAATCTCACCTTTAACACCTTTAATAATGTAATCACCTAACAACGCTTTATATTGCCCCTCTAATGTTTTAATGAGAATTTCGTTTTCATTGAAACATATAAAGTTTTTTCCGCAAAATTTCACACACTCTTCCGTATTTTTTCGCGTATACTGTATTGCTTCAATCACAACTGGTTTCTTTTTATAACGCTTAATCATACTGTATCCATTCTCCTTTATCTTCATTCCATTTGTACCATTTTATATTTCCAAACTCTAACACGCTTGTTTGATGCACCTCACCGATACAAAATTCATTATCGCCACTTTCACAAGCCAGTTGCTTTAGAAATTCAAATGCACTTTCCCATGTATCATGAGGTGCTATGTAATAATCAGAATGTTCTGTATATCCGCTATAACCTAACATTTGTTATCACCTTGTGTTTCTTTCCATCGATTTAACGCATCATTCCATTCTTTTTTACGCTCACTTTCAACGCGATCAACATATTCAATAAGCGCTTTTTTTCGTATGGTTCTCGCATACTCCTCTAATGATATTTTTCTTTCTTTTAGTTCCAGAATACTCATCATGATACCAACAACAACACCATTTATATGATATTCAGCAACTAGACAATTGTATTCTCTTCTAATTATCGGTTTATACACATCATCACCATGTATTATGGTTAAAGCGCAACATATACCATCCATTATTTCGGCTGTTGGTTTTTCCGTAAAATTTCTAAAAATATTCATATTAACCTCTTATGATAAGGCGGATATTTCACCGCCTATATCTTATCCAATCAACACTTTAACTAAAATCACAAATCCAAATATCAATGCTACTAGCGATACACCCATGATCGCATTGAAAAATAACTCTTGTGCAAATCGGATTGCCTTTCTATTATTTTCTGCATCCCTATTAGCCATTGCTTTGAAGTCTTTTGTTCTTATTTGTAGTTGGTCTATATCACCTGTATACTTTCTTATTGGTGTACACATACTATTCACCCAACAACAACTTCATTGTTATACAAATCAATAATACGAACGCCCATATCAATGCACCTGTTGATAAAAGCGTAAACAAATTTTCATTTCTACACTTTCGTTCTGCATCAAGCATCGCTAAATGTCTTGCCATTTCAAGTCTTGATATTCTACGTTCATTTTCTAACCTTGCAAATTCACATTCAATATTTATTCTTTTTATATCTCGTTCAATCTCATTCATTATTTATTCGCTTTCAATGTTTCTACTTCTGCTACTAATTGATTTACCAGTTCTTCAAGTTGTTTGATTTTACCTTTATGGTTTAACTCATATTCAGAACCTTTACCAAGTCTAAAAGATACACCTGCATTAATCATTTTGTTGGCTAAGGTAGCACCCAAGCTAAACATTACATGCTCAGTTGGTGCATAAAATGCACCAACTGCTACATCATTTGCGTTTTTGTAGTGGCCGTAGCCAACTGCAAATGTTAATTTATCATCGGAATTGTAGCCTAGATAATGCAACGCACTTAATGCTGCATTAGATGCACCAGCTTTTGCCACTTCATGCATCACGTTTGAGATTTGACCTACTGTATTACGTTCTAAATCCGTAATACGTGTTTCATGGCTATTAATTCTATCCGTATTGTTCAAAATGGCTTGGCTATTTTGCCCAACACGCTCGTTTGTAGCGTTTAGAGTGTTATTAATCGTTGTAAATCCATTATCAACCTTAGAGGTCAAATTAGAGATATTCGTAGTATTTCGTGTAACTCGTTTGTCTAAACAGTTCACATCTTTTTGAAGTTTGGCAATATGTGTTCCGTTTGTTTCAATTTCGTCATACGCTGCGAACAGTTGACTGCCGTTTACCGCATCTAAACTGCTAGGGTCAACACGGCCAGCACTTACATTATGTAATTGTCTGTTGTAGTTACTAATTCCACTATATGTATCGCTTTTTTTACTGCCAAAGGATACTACGCTATTAGGACTTTCACCTGCAAACACATGTGTTACCCCATTTAATACAACTTGTCGAACACCTACAGGGTTATCCGTTTGACTGTTCGTTCCAATCGCTACGGAATTTTGAATAGGTGCTGATGCATTGTTACCAATGACTACCGCATCAATACCACGCACTACGCTATGTGTACCTACTACTACCGCCCCTTGATTATCTACTGTATTGTTAGCACCTAATACAGTTTGTTCTTTATTGTTCCCCACATAGTTGTTGTACCCAATTACGCTTGCTTGATCAGCTTCAATTGTTCCGTTGCCACCACCGATTACAACGCTATCATTTCCTGTTGCTTTATTATCACGGCCAATTGCAATTGTATTTGTGCCTGTAACTACTGTATTCGCCCCTACGGCTACAGAATTGTAACCGCTTACTACTGGTGCTTGTGTGTTAGGCTCTACTGGCCCTGTAACAACACCATTTGCAAATACATTACCACCAATTACACCCATAATCATTGTTGCTAACATTAATTTATTCATATTTGTTTTCTCCTTTTACTGTCTACTTTCTGTCTATCTACTGTCTTTTCTGTCTATTTACTGTCTTTTTATTTGCCAGTACTACCATATCCACCATCGCCACGTTCTGTTTCGCTGAGTGTTTGTGCTTCTTCTACATCAACAACTGCGATTGGTACGATGATTAATTGTGCTATGCGATCACCTCGTGCTATTTCATAATCTTTACACGATACATTCTCATACACGATGCTCAACTCACCTCTATAATCTTCATCGATTATCCCTACGCTATTAGCACATCTCAATGGTGTTTTACTCATGCTACTTCGTGGCACAAGTAAACCCATATGACCTTTCGGTATTTCCACCGCCACCCCTAGTGGTATTTTCTTTTGACTATCTGCAGGCACTTTGATGTGAAACGGGCAATATAGGTCTAACCCAGCTGCATCTTCACTACCTCTTGTTGGTAGTTGTGCGTATTCATTAACCAATTTCACTTTCATTTGTTCCATTACGTTCTTCGCTCCATTCACTTTCTCTATATATGCGGAAAAAATCATCCGCACTCATCACTACTAAAAATGGCTTATACTTTCTTTTCCATGCAACTATAGGTATTTCGCCTTTGCCAGCTACTTTTGCATCCCTGCTCGCTTGATTGTATGCACCATATACATTTAACCTTTCTACACACTTAACCTCTTGATGGATATTTGGTAACCCTATACAATCAGCTGCATCACCTGTATTACCACAATATTGTGCAGTTCTACGTACTTTATCGAACCCATGCAACCTACACACATCACGCCACATTCGTTCGCCACGTTTTCCTTTGTCTTTACTGTTTATTGGCATTATCTATTCACCCATTTCATACATCCAATTCGTAAATAATGCATTAGCCCTGTAGGACTTAATTCATACCAATCATCTCTAGCCTTAGCACGTCTTACAAATCCGCCAAACTCGTATATATTACCTCTGAAATCATCTGTATCTATTTCATCAATCAAAATCAACCCTGCATCTTTAAGAAAGAAATTGATCTCATTTCTATTTTCTTCATACAAACTTCTGGGCATTGCATAATACAAGTACTTTACATTTTTACAATCATGGTATCGTTTCTTTTTAAAATCTCTCCTAAAATCATGAATATCTGTTTTGATTTCGACTTCTGTTAGGTATTGTTTTTTTAAATCAAAATATATGAAATCGGCTTCATATTCAGTTCTTCCGGGACAATACATGCTCACGTTTGGTATGCATATTTTTTTACGAAATAAGTGTCTACCAAGAACATATTGAATATCTTTTTCATCCATACACGCACCTACTAACCTCTAATCATTTACGCAACATCCATATTTAGCTTTACGCATTTTATGTCTAATTTTCTTTGCGTTATTAACTATGTATGTATCGGTATCGTTACGCATCACATTACACTTCATTTCTTTTTCTTTGTTCTTCTTGTACATCCGATACATAGGGCATGTTACATGACATGCTATTTCTCGAAATTCACATCCCTTACATGGTACTTTCATAATCAATACCCATATTTGTCGATGTAATCACCAATACTGTATTTCTTTGTTTCAAAAACCACAAATGCATTATTTTCGAACCCATATTTCTTCTCCCATGCTCGGAATACTTTTGTTAGTTCTTCGCTTAGTTCGTCAATATGCTCTTTCTTTACATCGTTCAAGTAATCGTCCGACCATTCTTTAATTTCGTCATCCATATCATATTCAATTAAATTCCAAAGTACTCGTTCACTATCAATCTTTGGAACGTAATAACAAGGGTGTCCAACACATACCCATTCAATATCACGATTGCTAGCAACATCGCCAAAATAACTGATGTATTCTAAATAATCCGCTATTGCATCTTTAATACTATCTTGCGGTTCGCCAGCTTTTCCGTTATCAACCCAGCAATATTTTGTTTCGTCTTTTACTAGCATGGCTACTCCTCTAACTCTTCCACTTCTTCAACTTCCACTTCGTCATACCAATAATTCAAATCACACTCATCTACATCATCTGTAAGTTCAATTGCATTAGCTTGTTGTATGGCTGTTTCGTAACTTTTACACTCTACAATTTTTGAAAAGCCAATTTTTACATAACCAGTAATTTTAAATTCTTTCATATTATCACCTCTTAAAACGGAATATTTTCATTTGGGTTTGTGTTATCAAAACTATCAAAATTACTACCACTATCAAATTCGCCATCTAAATTTCGTCCTACGAAATCAGCAACTACCTCGGTTACATATTTCTTTTGTCCGTTGCTGTCCTCATAGGAACGTGTTTGAATGCGTCCGTTTACAAGCAATCTATCTCCTTTCTTGCAATTCCCAACCGCTTCCCCAGTCTTGCCCCATGCTACGCAATTGATGAAAGCAGTTTGTTCTTTTGTTTCGTTGGTTGTACTGTCAACGTAGGTATTCGTTGCAGCTACTGTGAAAGTTGCCACCGCTCTCCCACTTTGTGTAAATCTCAATTCCGCATCTCGTGCTAAATTTCCTAATAATTGAACACTATTCATATATAATTCCCTTTCTATTTTTTAATTCTACGTGGCAAATTCGTTCATTTTACCACTTCTACTATTTCGCCCTTATGATTTATCGTCCGTAAAATAAACTTGCCTTACAGGGCTTTTAAATTGATTTTCAGTAACTAAGATGATTTAGTCTTGCTTCGACTTCATCCACGTACACATCGTAGTTAGGATGAATATGGCAATCGACTGTTGCCTCGTTCCGTATAATCTCAAGCAAGTTTTCAATTTTAGTTAGTGCTTGTGCCTCATTATTAGCCAGCATTTGAAAGCTAACATTGAAATTTACATTCGCGCTTACATCAAACTCTTTCACCATTTCTTTCATTTATCCCCCTATTGCACCTTTTATGAGTGCTTTCGCTTTATCTGATATCTTGCTTTCCTCTAACACTTTCATGACATCTACAGGTTTTTTTGCCACCTCGACCAAGTTGCCTGTGCTTGTCATTTCAATTTGCTTTTGACCTGCACTTATTAAGGCCTTATCATGCTGTGCCTTTTCTCTAGCTTTCAGCAACAAATGATTGTCTTTGATTGAATTAGCCATTCTTTGGCGGTGTTTCTCACGATCTATTAATTGCTCATAACATTTAATAAACTGTGCCCTGCAACTTGCCTCATTATATTCATGGCCCATTCTAGGGTCGAAGGATGACCATATCACCCTTGCAGCCGTTAAGGTTATTCCATCTAAATGCTCTTTTCCGTTGTCATATCCATAAGTGCCTACTGTTCTTATTACTTGCTCCCATGCAGTTTGTGCGGTTTCTACTTCATCATGCATATTCACATATGCACTTAATGCGGAACACTCCTCACGAATTTCTGCAATTGTTGGTAGAAATTTACATTTATTAATCAAGTTAGCTATGGCCTGTTCTAAAGTAACAGGGTTAACATCACTAAGCATATTGACATATAGCAGCATACGTTGTTCTGACATATCAGTAGACCACGCTATCTGTAACATCGATAGTGCTTTCAAAGTCTGTTGTTGGTTGTTCAGTTTCTACACCCCCTAACTTATTCATCAAGTTATTAACTACGTTGATTGCATCTTCCTTGCTATTCTTTTTAGAGTTAGGTTTTCTATATTCGCTACGCTCCCAAGTTCTGACTGCTGCTTTCCAATCTTTCATAGAATTTTTTCCGACTTTCCACCCATTACTCTCGTAATAATCAAAGAATTGTTCAGCATTTACATTGTTTTTTCTTTCAATACAATACTGCTCAATCTCGGATAGAGTTGGTTTAACAAATCGCTTTCTTTTCGGATTGTTTGCAGGAATATTTTCTTCAAGCATCTTATTTTTTAAAACACCTTCAACATACTTGATATGAGATTTACCTTGTTTTTTGGCATCAAGAATAGCTTGTTTTGTTATTACTGCCCCATATTCATCTACAAAATCATCTAGTGATTTTTTTACGTTTGCAGTTATCAAATCAAAAGCATCTTCCCATACATCGTGAATTAGAGATTTTTGCTCACATAAAGATAGAGTATCTATATCTATATCTTTCTCTTTATATAGCTCTATATCTTTCTCTATATCTTTCTCTATCTCTGGTGGATATTTCTCGGAGATTTGTCGGACTTTTGTCTGGACATTTGTCCTATCTGTTTCTATTCGTTGTCTATATTCACGCTTTCTATCGGCTTCACTACTACCTTTACCAATGAAATTTTGAATATCCAACATATAGATAGCACCATTTTCTAGTACATCGATTAGTCCTAAGTCCTTGAAGATTGATAATGCTTGTTTAACTGTTCCTATTTGGTGTCCAGTTACACTTGCCAGCATTTCTGCGTTGTATGGAATGCGATCATTAACCACCAACTTTCCATCATTCTTTAGACTTCGTAGATAAAGTTTTAAAAGAATATTACTGTACAAATAGCCATCTTTCATGCTTTCTAGTATCTTCAACTCATCACTGTCAAAGAAATTATCTTTCAGCCGTAGATAGTAATACTTTTTGTTATCGCTCATAGGCTAGTCCTTGTTTAGCGTTTCGATAAACTCATCTTCACTTAATGGCTTACCTAGTAATGCAATTCGTGCTAACACACTAGCAATTTCATCCGCTTCATTTTCTTCTGCATCTAATACGCTATTAACCATTGCATAAATTGCGTCTAGTTCTGAGATTATCCGATTATTAAACGTATTACTGTTTTGGTCTTTTTTGTAATATTCAATGCGATTTTCTACGTATGCTCTAATCATTATTAACTCGTTCATATTTATCTGTCCTTTCTTCAATGATCGCTTCTAGCTTACTTTTTGTTTCTTTGGCAAATACTCCATGTGCTAAATTGTTATGGCAATATCTGCACAAGCATGCTAGATTGGTTAATTCGCTTGTTCCACCTCTACCCCTAGGCAATATGTGATGCACTTCCGTTGCAGGTGCGCCACATATTACGCAACATGGATAGCCATCTATACTATCTCGTTCGATAGCTTTCGGTCTTGTGATTTTGTAGAGTTTATCATCAAGTCTTTTTTTCTTGTTCATTCCTCCACTCCCTAACTAGAGATTGAATGTAATCGCTATCATCAAGTTTTATTCCAAGCTGGTTGCACTCATCAACCAAGCAATCAATCAGTCTTTGCATTTCTGTAACTGTATATACTGACGAGCCGTGGTAACACATGATATTGTGATAGCCTTTGATGCTTTTACATTCGCCTGCATCTTCGGCTATCCACCCTATTCCGTGTGCTTGCCATATTTGAATGTAGCGTTCGATTGCATCCTCACGTACTGGAACGTATGTAAAATGGCCACAATCTTTAATAGCTCTCCGATACACAGCTTCTTTTGATATGTATCCGTTTTTGCTTAATTCATCTGCTATGCGTTGGCATAAAATCCAAGCATAGCTATTTGAGTTAAGACTACGGCTTTTAGATTTTCTTTTAATTTCTACTGTGTATTCTTTATCAGTAGAAATTTTCGATAAATCATTGTCATGTGGTGCTGGTATTACTACCATTACACCTAATGGCGAACGTAACAGCTCGATGTTATTTGTTGTCCACTTCATCGTTTAGCGTACCTTTGAGCGTTTACCCAATTAAATGCTTGTTGGTAGTGTTCTTGTGTCATGCTATCTGTTCCAGCTACTTTCAACGTATCTTTCAAGTAGCGTTTTAACTCATCTTCACTAATACCGCCTTGTACAGCTCTAGTTTTTAATGAGTTCCAGTTATATACAGTTTCTTGTGTTTGTTGTTGCGTGTTTTCTCCAAATGAATAACGCACTTTCCCTCTGTTATCTACAATAACCAATTTCACAATATTTCTGTTTTCGTCATATGCAATGTCTTTTACTTTGAATTTAGCGTTTGATTTAGGTTTACCATCTCTGCCCTCGTACCATTCGCCATCTTGTAATGTTATATATACAAATGGTGCGGTGTATAGTTCCCTACCAATACCCCAATTAAAACCTGCTCTTTTAAAGCTATCAGATGCTTGTCCTTTTTCTTTCTCTGTGTTACTTTCTGTGCCTACATCACTTTTAGTAACCCATTGCTCTTTTGTTTCATCCCAAATTGAAATCGTACAATACAAATTACCATCGATAACAGAATGTCCACGTTGCCAATTCATAGCACCTACAGTTTCATCAAGGATATTCATATCAACACGTGCATCTTTGTATAAAAGAATTGTTGCTCCAATCGCTTTTGTTTTGTTTTGCCCTATAGACTGTATTCTGCAATCTATTTCACTTGCTTTTAATTCTCTAAACTTCATCATTCACCTAACCAATCTGTAAATTCATGTGTGTTTCAATTCTTGCACCAGCTACTTCTTGTTCGTTCTTGATAGCTTTTTTGATTGCCACCTTATCAGCTGTGATTGTTACTTTTCTAAATTCATCAGGCAATGCATCCAAATTATCAATCTCTACTGTTTCGCTTGCTTTGTAGTAGCATTTGAATTGTCCTACTTTCTTTTCTGTTAGTTGGTTTTCTTTCATGACATGATCAATGTTATTTTTCAATCGTTCTGTCATGTTTTCTAAAGTCTTAGCTTTTGCCTGCATCCGTTTTGCTTCATCTTTAAACGCTTGAATATCACCCTTTAGATTTCGTATAAACATTGCAGTATTTTCGATTTTTTCATCAATGCTGCAATCTAGCATATCCAAAGTATTTTGAATTGCTTCCATATCCTCATCTGTTTCCGCTACTTCCAGCATTGCTTGTAATTCTTTATAATCTTTACTCAATTCATATAAACTTGGCATTCAATTTCTCCTTGTGCTACAATACAAGTAGAGATATAAGACATACTCTCTACTAGCACGCTTGCTTTCCTACGGCCTAGCGTGCTTTTTTTATTTCTCTTGCCCAAAAGTTACTCAATATTAGTAGTGCGAACCCTAGGGCAACTTGAAGGAATGCAGTATAGAAATCAATTCTATCGATTTCTACTGAACCTATTGTTCCAGCTACCATCAAAAAGGCCACTACTCTTATCAACCAAATCAATTTCATAACTCATTACCTATTATCACTAGCATTTGGCTGGTGATTTTTTTAATTTCACTTTTCAAACGATTGTTTTCCTGTTGTAGTTTTTCTACCTCTACTTTCAACTTCCGATATGCTATCGGTGTATACTCATCATCAAGTCCTACAAGGCTTTCAACTTCCTTTTTGCTGAACCTAACTCCAGCTACTCCTTTTAATTGATGAAGTGTGCCTTTATCCCTCATGTTGTATACACTTGTTTCTTTGCATTTCAGAAGTTTTGCCACTTCTGATACTGTATAAACTAGGCTCTCCATCGCTTTTCATTCCTTGCGTGTAAATCAGCAGTTCTAGCTAACTTTACCCAAGATAGAATAACTTTCTTATTCCATCTTGATTGATTACGTTTAGGCCATTTTGATTTGATGAGTTTTCGCCAGTATTGGCCATACTCGTCATTTCGACCCGCCCATCCAAATCTTGTTGGTGTTTGTCCGTATCGTTTGTTAGCTAGTTTTAGATCCGTTTGATTTTGTACTAGCATTTTGTCCTTTCCTACACTCTAAGTGTAATTACTTAGCAAAAAAAATTGACTGCACTGATTTCCCAAATACTTTTGCCAATCTTACTTTAACTTCATCACGTGGAATACGCTTCCCTGCTTCATACATGGCAATCGATGTAGGTGCTACACCAACTTTAATTGCTAGTTCACTTTGTGTTAAGTTTTTTGAATTTCTTAATTCTACTAATCGTGTAGCGATAATATCTGTATTCAATATTTCATCACCTCTCTTCTTGCTACACTCATAGTGTAGTACATAATCAAAAATATGTCAACACTTAAAGTGTAGTTTTCGTTGAATTTTTCTTCACTTTGTGTGATAATAAAAACATAGAAGTATATATTTATATAAGGCGGTGTAAAAAATGACATTTGCTAAAAGATTGATAGAATTAAGAAAATCAAAAGGAATTTCTCAAAAAGAATTGGCAAACTATATAGATGTATCACCTAGTCTAGTAGGTATGTACGAGCAAGGTAGAAGAAAACCTAGTTTTGAAATATTAGAAGCTATAGCTGATTATTTTAATATAAATATTGATACACTATATGGGAAAGATGAAATTGAAACACCATACTATTTAGATCCAGTTGTATCAGAATACGCACAAGCCGTAAAAGATAATCCAGATTTAAGACTATTGTTTGATGCTAGTAAAGACATGTCAAAAGATGATATAGATTTTGTTCTTAATACAATTGAAATGTTAAAAAAGAGAGAGGGCAAATAACTATGAATAGGTTGATAATTTTAATTTGCATGATACTTATTCCGTTACATATCAATGCAATTTCTATAAACGAAATCCGTAATAATCCAAGTCAATTCAAATTAGTATACTCGGACGAAACACGTGAAGCATACGTAGATAATTCAGCAATTTCTGTAACAAGATATAATCCGCCTTATTACGCTATTAACGCTACTATATATTCAGTGTGGTATGACCGAAACATTATTGTAGAAACAAATCAAACCTCTTTTTACAATTACGAAAGAAGTATAGAAAAACTGTCCCATAAATATAAGGATGTAGATGAGATAGTTAAAGAGGTATCGAATGATACTGGAGTAAGATGGAAAGCTAATACATTTGTTTTTTATGACTTTAATGGTAATATGCTTAGTTCCAAACCATTATCACATCAATTTGATAATTCCATTTCAGGTAAAGCGATACTTTTTTCTCCCTCATATCAAGTAGCAATGTATATATTCTATAAATCTTATCATATGTATTTTAATTACCCACGATAAAACCAATTATAAAAAGGAATTTACTATGAATAAAAAAGGATATGCACTATTAATCATTCTAATTTTAGTTGTTATAGGTCAAGCAGCTTATACATATAATTTAACAATGAAAATAGATAGACTATCAAACACTGTTGCTAATTTAGATGCTGATAGTACAATCAATAATTTGGATAACAGAATTAAAACAATCGAACAGGAATTATCAAGTCATGACTTATCTGATATTGATGTATTAAAAGATAATGTAGCAACGAATACAAGCAACATAGCATCTATCAATCAATTTTTAGATAGCATTAATTTTAAATTAATGGATATCGAAAGTAGTATTTCTAATATCAATTTAAGATCATTAATTAACTAACGTATGAGAAATTTTATACACATACTACTTTGTACAATAACCCTATAAGGGGATGATAGTATGAATATCAATTTGATTTACATAAAGCTACGGAAAACACAAATTGCAATATTAAAGTTAAATGATGACGGAACATATACAATCCTAGTTAATAGCAATAAGCCACGAGATGTACAAAGACAAGGAATACTACATGAATTAGGTCATATCATACATGATGATATGTACAACACCGCTAATGTTGATTTAATCGAGCGTATGGCTCATGCAAGGCAATTTGACGATGTAGAGGGTATAAACTTTTACACACACATCATATGAGGTGAATTATGCAATACAATTTCACTATCAGAAAAAAGGATAAAGGGTATCAGATTATAGTTAGCTATAAGGATGGCTATAAATGGAAACAGAAATCTAAACAGGGTTTTGCTACACAAAGAGATGCTAAACTTTATGGCCAAGAAATAGTCGATAACCTAAAAAAGACTATCACCAATCCGCTTGATGATAGTCTAAAAAATGTTACTCTTATTGAATTATTTGAATTATACATAAGCGAAAAAATAGATATCACTTACAATACTACTATAGCGTATCGAAACGCATTAAATGTTGTATCTGCATTATTTGATAAACCTATTCCGCAAATCACCAAACACCAAATCATGCAAGAATACAATAACAGCAATTATTCAGCACAAACAATAAATTTGTGTAGTCGAGTTTTAAAAGCAGTATTTAATTATGCTATTGATCCGTATCGTATTATTCGCAATAACCCTTGTATATCAATCAAACCAATCAAAGAAAGAAAGGTAAAGGATTTAAAGGTGTTTACTGAAATTGAGTTAAACGACCTAGAACGCATGAAAGAAAAACACTATATGTATTATGTCATGTTCATGGTTGCACGATACACTGGGGCTAGATACGGAGAAATTATCGCTATTAACTGGTGTGATATAGATTTAGAAAACCAAGTCATATTGATTGATAAACAATGGACCCGATTAAGAGATAATAGCTATGGATATGCTTTCACAAAATCAAAGAATAGTATCAGAAAAATACCTATTCCACCTGTATTATGTAGCATTTTAGAAAACTATAAAGTACATTCAGTGCAAGATAGATTATTCCCTTTCAAGGATAATCGGTCAAGCCGTGCTAATACAGTATTAAGTTATTATGTGAAAGATAAATCTATGCATTCCTTTCGTCATACTTACGCTACAACGCTACTGTCAAATAATGTAGATATTAAGACAGTAGCAAGCCTATTGGGTGATACTGTAGATACTGTTATAAATAATTACATCCACTATACAGATGAAATGAGAAGAAAAGCCGCCGAAAAGGTGGTAAATATTTTTGGCTAATTTTTTTGACGATTATATGACGAAATCTTAAAAACACCAGTAAACATAAGGATTGTTTAAGTTATTTTTAATACATTTAAGTATACCATAAAATATAGCATTATTCATCATCTTCTTCAT